TTCATGACCTGCCTCAACAAGCTTCTTTAAAACTTCTTGTGAACCTATCTCTTTACCTACGAATGGAAAGTCGTGAGTCACGCAAGTTCCATCAAAATCTACTGCAATTACCATCGTTATTATGTTTATTTTTCGTTTACTTCGATTTCAAGCATAGAAGATATTCTCTTCTTTCCTTTTTCACCGATTGGGATCGGATTACCATCTTCGTCTATTTGTACAAATTTTATGTGAGTCTTTAAAACAATCACCTGTTTTCCTGTATAAACGTTGTGTGCTCTTGCCTCCATATAAAGAGTGACTGATGAGTTACCGACTGCCGTTGGGTAACCATAAATCTTTAGGAGCTGGCTCTCCCTTGCAGGTTTCTCAAAGTTACACTTATCGATCGAGACAGTCACCATCCTTGGGCTATCGCAGAGCTGCATAGCATAACCAGCAGCAGATGCGTCTATCCATGCAAGAAGCTTTCCACCAAAAAGGTTTCCATGAAAACCTAGGTCTGATTTTTTGATTGGGTGTGTGTTTAATAGTTCCATTTTAGTTAGATAAAGGTGCTTTAATGTGCGGATAAGATTTATAGTTGCTAAGTTGTAGGTCTTCAAAGAAGCACTTACAATAGGCATCGTTTGTGAATCCATCAAATACTGCTACTGCATCAATCTCACCTAGACCTGCTTCGCCAGTTTCAGTAGGCCAAAATTCGGTGTTTATGTTTAAGGTCGGCAACTGATAAGGCTGTCTAGTGTGTTTAGGTGTTGTTTCCTTTGCCACTTCTTCAACGATATACAGGTTCTCCATCTCTACGTCAGTATTCTTCATCACCCACTGGACCTGTTCTTCCCAAGTCATTTCTCTACCGATCTGTTCTTTAGCTTGTTCAACATGGTTTGAATATAAATGAACGTCACCCAAGTTACCAATCAATTCATCAGGGACCATGTTAACGGCTTTAGCGATGATCTCAAGAAGTAACCCATAGCTTGCGATATTGAAGGGCAAACCTAAGAACGTATCCACTGAACGCTGGTTCCACATCAATGAGATTGCTCGAGTCGGTACATTCAATTCATCTAAAAACCACGAGTCGACTTCATTATGATACAGCTTATGTGGGTCATAATGATTTAACCTTTCTTGAAATGTTAGTTCTCTTGTATAGACTTGAAATCCATAATGACAGGGAGGCAGCACCATTTCTTGAAGCTCAGCTGGATTCCAAGCAGTCACCATAAGTCTTCTTGAGTCCGGGTTAGTTTTTAGGTCTTCGATTATAGATTTGATCTGATCGTGTGGTCCCTGCCAAGCATACACAACACCATTGTGAAACTCTTCGTCGTTACCCCAACTTCTCCATTGCTTACCATACACAGGACCGAGTTGGCCCCACTGTTTCGCAAACTCATCATCGGTTTTAATCATCTCGATGAATTGGTCCTGGTTCCAAATTAAATCAGGGTCACCTTCACTTGTATTCATAAAGTTTTTGAATGCATCGCCATCCCAAATATGACATCCATTATCAACAAGGAACTTAATGTTTGTATCACCACGAAGGAACCACAACAGCTCGGTTATGATAGTCTTAAACGGCATCTTTTTGGTAGTCAATAAAGGAAAACCTTCCGACATTTTATGACGGATCTGTCTACCAAATACTGATATTGTTCCGGTACCAGTTCTATCTTTTTTCTCCACACCATTGTCTAAAATGTCTTGGAGCAGTTCTTGGTATCTTTTATCTAAGTTATTCATCCTCTTTTTGAATTGTGTATTTGATTACGTGAAAGATTATCCAAGCAATTTCTATGAGCCATATTATCGATAAGACTTTAATTATCGCTACCATATTTCTTTCTTAGGTATTCTGCCCAAGCCGCTTGTTTTCTGCCATTTACGAAAAACCAGCCCAAGTTTATTTCAAACCATTTAGTTATAGACTTCATCACTTTTTTCTAATTAAGTTTATTCTTTTCTCAGGTCTGATCTTTCTCTCGATCTTGAAACCTCCACCGAGGTAGCCAGAAAGTATCTTTTGTACTGTTTCTTGTCCGTGGATTCCATCAACAACTCTTCCATCGAAGCTAGAATCGTGCATTGGGATTCCATTAGTGTTTTCTACTTGATCGAGTTCAGTTGCATACTTAAAGACTATCTGGTCAGGTCCTTGTGTTTCTATGAGTTCAAAACCAGCAAAACTCCACCCCTTATCTTTGATAAACGAGTGGAGTTCTTTTCCTAGTCTCCCAGAAAAAACTATCTGGGATGGTAGCTTTTGGTGTTCGCTAGCCAGTTCCGATACGTATGAATCAATCAGACTAAAAAAGTCAATTGAAAACTTTGAGTCCTTAATGGTTGGAACCTCAAACCGCATTGTTCTTTGCTTCTTCGGCTATCTTACGAAGGATAGCATTGACTTTACCGGTCTTGTTACCGTCTACCCAAAATTCTCCTTCGTTGTTGCAGATAAAGTGGCGAATGCCATCGTCCATACAATTAAGCTTGTATTTGTTTGAAGTCCCATGAACCACTCCAAAATGATAGATAAAAGTCTCCTTTTCGTAGTGATATGAGCTGGCTTCGGCAAACCTAATTAAGACGTCATAGACCTTCTCAGCGGTCTTTGTTGCCATGTGCTTCATTATCTTCTAGTGACTAGACCCAGGATTTTTGACTCTTGTACGCTGGCTACTGCTGATTCTGCGATAGAATCTTGGAATCTTTCGTTAAGGATTTCTTCAACCTCAGCAACGCTGTCTGCGTCTACTAGGTACTGTTCGTAGACTTTCTTGATTTTTCCTGTGTTGTCGTCTACTGTTTCGAATTTTACTTTTGCGATGTAATACATACTATTTGATTTTGGTTGTTAAACTTTTGATTATCTCGTTTAGGTCCTTTGACTCTTTCATAAGGCTAGTCTCTGGCTCGATCTGGGCAAGGGCAGCATTGAGTAAGACCAGTACTGCCGATATATCTGCATTGATCTTGGTTTCAAAGATCTCGTTGATAAAGTCCGAGCTTTCTTTAGGACCGATCAGAGCATCCGCGTTTCGGTAGACTTCTAGAGCTTCTTTTCCTCGTTCGGAATATGCTTTTTTAAGGTCTTCTAGGCTAGGTAAGCGTCTTTTGTGAAACGACATCTTATTGAGTTAATGGATTTAATCTTTATACTTGGTTTTTTGCATAGGTTTACCCAAACTTGGCGATATTCTTATATTTTTTCTTGATATCGTTTATCTCCTTTATCGCCGAGTCAAATTTTTTCTTGATCTCAGGATCTACCGTAAAGTCCAGTATAGTTCTACAGTTTGGGCAGACCGATATTGGATTCTTTAGGATGAACGGCAGGTCCATACCCAGAGGAGTCTTACAGAAAGGGCAAGGCAACGGCATTTACTTTCCGTCTTTGTGTTCTATGTTTTGGATGTATGCATCGATGAGTCTCGATACCATCTCAGGTTTGGTGTCAGACTTGAATTTTATCTTTATCTTAGCCATTCCTGATGAGTCTGAATTCTTGCCAGAATCGACATTAATCGACTTGATATTGTGAAGCTCTTCTTCTGACTTCTTCTTGAAAAGACCTAAGAGCTCTTTTTTAAGAGTAGATGGCTTATTGTCTCCGACTATCAGTCGTGCATCAAACTCTACATCTAGCTCGTCCAGCCCAATCGATGAGTGGTCTGCTAGTATGTAAAGAGGGACGTCCAAGTCCTTGTTACCCACCTTGAAAGTGGTGGTCTTGGCGTTTCCTTTTTCGTCAAAGTAATTTGATAGGTTGTTTATGTGTTGTCTCTCCGACAACCTTTTAGCTACCATGGCGGCCTCTAAGAGGCCGCCAACTAGCTCGTCTATGTTTAATCTTGCCATTCAGGTTAGATTTAACTGGTGTTTATTACTTGTTAGGGTCAGCTGTCAATGGAATAAGAGAAGGCTCTAACATCTGTGTCAGATAGTCAGAAAGCTTTAACATTCCTTCGGTCGCAGGCAACTGGTCTGCGTGTACTTTAACGTTGTACTTAGCCGAGTTATCGGTGCTACGTGTGTTTTCTTTGTGAGTAGCAACGCTTCCAGACATAGAAGCAGAGTACTTCATTCCCCAGAAACCTCCGCTAACGGATGCACTGAAAGATCCAGAAGTGTCTGTGCTTGATTTGTCTACTTCTGAAGATTTTACTTCCATCGTGAATTCGATATCAGCCGATGTGATAGCTAATGAAGGAAGCGGAACCAATGGTAGCATAGGAACCTTTGAATAAAGAGTCTCAAGAGATTGCTCTCCAGTGTCTCCGTTAGTCATTACACGATTCATTTGAACGTCTAATGAACGAGCGGTCGTTACGTCTTTACCGTCTTTGTCTTTTTCTGTCACGAAAGCAACTTCACTGATGTACTTCCAAGTGACTTCGTTTAATTTAGCTTGTCCTTTAGCCATTCCGATGATCGGGCTAACGATTAGGTCTTCGATTGGAAGTCCTACAAACTGTTGAGCAACATTGTCTGCCATAATATAGGGTTTTTTTATCTAGTACTAACTTTTCAAAACAAGTTTAGTATCTTTGTTATTTATCCTTAGATTAAGGCATTATACTTCCCTAGCCACTCCATGGTTCGCCTTGAACACCGGAAAACGAAAAAGAACTCCTTGATCTTTAACATGTCTTTTGACCGACCTGACTTATAATTGGCGTCTCGTCTAGCGATAAGGCCTTCCCAATTAGAATCCTTAGACTGGTTCTTTAATTCTTCTAATGAGTCCTCGTCCGTGATCCTAACCTGAGGCAACATTTCAAGTATGTTAGACGAACCCAAGTCCCCCAACCACTGTTCTCTAGACTCTATTCTTGTGGAAAATAGGGGAGACTCATCGTCTCCTGCAAATTCTCCAGGCTGAAGAATATCGAAGATTTGATATCTTGGATTCTCGATGGTGTGGTCCTTACGTTGGATCTGTTTCAGGATTCCCTGGAAGTCGTCTGAGCCATCTTCGTTCATAAGGCATAGTTCACCGTCTAACACGACATCCGTGAACCCTAGACGCTTTATTTCCTCTGCTACCTTGCCTAGAGTATGGAACTCCTTACCGTTTCTTGAAAAGAATCGAACGTCGTCTTCATAAACGAAACAGATACATCGAACACCGTCAAGTTTCCTAGAAACAAACCAGGTCCCGTCGAAGATGTCTACGCCCTTTACTTTGGCCGCATCGTGAGCCAGAGCTACCTCAAAGGTTGGGATAAAGTTAGGATTCACCTTATTGATTAGGGTCGAAGTCGCCCTAGTCTCTAGGTTTCTGTCTATTATCTGATAGATCAAGTCGGAATATTCTTCGTAATCCTTGATGAAACGATTTGCTGCCTGTATCGCGGCATGGCCCGTCACATGACGCTCGTTGAAATCGTCAAGCATCAGGAAGAGATCGTCATACCCAGTCGAAGCGATTAGATCTTGT